CATTAGAAGGAGGAGGTGACATAGCTTCAGCAGGGCCAGTCACAGTAAGCGCATGATAAATAAAATTTGGAATTGGATAAAAAATATGTTTGTACCGGAAAAACAAGATCCACATCTTGTTTTATACAAAGAGGTAGAAAAACCTAAACCAACACATTGTTCAGGACATTTAAGATTTAGAAAAACCTGTCCTAGATGTCAGGAGATTGTAGCGTAATGGCTGGATTAAGTGCATCAGGATTAAAAACACAGATAAGAAGTTACACTGAAACAGATTCAAATGTTTTAACAGACGCTGTTTTAGAAAATATAATTTTAAATGCACAATATAGAATTTTTAGAGATGTACCTATAGATGCAGATAGAAAACAACAATTAGGTAATTTTGTTGCTGGACAAGAATCTATAAATGCTCCAGCAGGATGTTTATTTATTAGAGGTATACAAGTATATGATACAAATGGATCAGCTATTACAGGAGCTAATAGATGGCTGGAAAAGAAAGACATGTCTTATCTTCAAGAGTATCAAGATATAACAGGAACATCAGCCGCTCAAGGTCAACCTAAATATTATGCTGCATTTGGTGGTGCAACCGGAGAATCAGATACTACATCAGGTAGAATATTTGTAGCACCTACTCCAAATACAACATACAGGTTTAGAGTTCATTTTAATAAAATGCCTGATCTTTTAGAAAATAACGATACTAATTATATTAGTCTTAATTTTCCAAATGGCCTTTTATATTGCTGTCTATCAGAAGCATATGGCTTTTTAAAAGGTCCAATAGATATGTTGACACTTTACGAAAATAAATATAAACAAGAAGTACAGAAGTTTGCTAATGAGCAAGTTGGTAGAAGACGAAGAGACGACTACACTGATGGCGCTGTTCGTATACCGGTAAACTCAGCAAACCCGTAGGAGAAAATTATGGCAATATCATCAGCAATATGTTCAAGTTTTAAACAAGAGCTTTTACAAGGTAAACACAGTTTTGAATCTTCAGGTGGACACACTTTTAAGATTGCTCTTTTTACAAGTTCAGCTTCTTTGGGTGCAGCGACTACTGATTATTCAACATCAAACGAAATATCAAATACATCTGGATCTGCATACTCTGCAGGTGGAGCTACACTTACAAACAATGGTGTATCTTTATCATCAACAACAGCTTTCGTTGACTTTGCAGACGTAACTTATTCTTCTGCATCTTTTACTGCAAACGGAGCAATGATTTATAACACTACAACAGATGGTGGTTCAGGGACAACTGATGCTGTTGCTATCATCGCATTTGGTGGTGACAAGACAGCAAGTAACGGAACTTTTAAAATAGAATTTCCAGCAGCAGACGCAAGTAACGCGATAATCAGATTAGCATAGGAGGTCAACCATGTCGGTGACTTCAGGATGGGGCCGGTTAACCTGGGATCAGGCTAATTGGGGTGATGCCGTAACTTTAAAAACAGGTTGGGGTGCTAAAGCTTGGGGTGAAGATGAATGGGGTCAACTATCCGATGCTGTTGCTCAACCATCCGGTTTATCAATTTCAGCTAGTGTAGGATCTGTAACTGTTGATGATGTTAATCTAACATTAACAGGACAATCCACAACCGCATCTATTGGTTCAATAAGTTTACCAGACATAGGAGTTGGCTTTGACGGAGTGTCAGCAACTTTTTCTGTTGGTTCTATTACACCAACAGAGATGTCAATTGGACTAACGGGTCAATCAATAACTTCAGCAATAGGTGCTCCTGGTGTTAATGATCTAACAATTGGTTTAACAGGTCAATCTATAACTGTTTCTCAAGGAACTGCATTTGCTCCAAACGATACTGTTCAGCCTTCAGGACTTTCAATAACTTCTTCACAAGGTACAGCTGGAGCAATATCAGAACAAGAAGTTACGTTATCTGGACAATTAGTTACTTCATCTTTAGGTTCTGTAACTTTACCAAATGCAACTGCTATAGTAAGTGGTTTATCAATAGAGGCACAAGAAGGTTCTCTTGTTGGACTAGGAGGTGCGGTAGCACAACCAACAGGTCAATCAGCTACAGCTAGTGTTGGAGCTTTAGATCCTAATGATTTGACCATAGGATTAACTGGTGTATCATTTAGTGCTAGTGTTGGATCAGTTACAGTTGTTGATATGCAGGTAGGATTGACCGGTCAATCAGCATCATTTAATATTGGAACTGTTGATATATTTGCTTACGGTGATGTTGACACTGGATCAAATACATCATATAGTAATATTTCAACAGGTTCGAATGACTCTTATTCGGATGTTGCAACTGGATCAAATACAAGTTATAGTGACGCTGCATAGGAGATAAAAATTTATGGCATCAACATACACACCGTTAGGTATAGAGCTTCAAGCAACCGGAGAAAATGCCGGAACGTGGGGTACGAAGACTAACACAAATTTACAAATCATAGAACAAATAGCTGGTGGATTTACACAACAAGCGTTAACAAGTGGTGGAACAGTTACATTAGCTGTTTCAGATGGATCAACTGGTGCTGTAATGTCTCACAGAGTAATAGAATTTACAGGATCTCTGTCTGGAAACGCGGTAGTCACAATTCCTTTAGATACACAAAATTTTTATTTTTTAAGAAATTCTAGTTCTGGTTCTTATACAGTTCAGTTTAAATATGCATCTGGATCAGGAAGTTCTGTAACTTTCTCTGCTACAGATAAAGGAGATAAATTAGTTGTTGCAAAAGGTAACGATGCAACTAATCCCGATATTGTAGAAATATCATTAGCTACAGCAGGCACAGTAACAGAGACAGGCACACAAACTTTAACAAACAAAACATTAACATCACCTAAAATAGGAACATCTATTTTAGATACAAATGGTAATGAATTATTTTTATTAACAGCTACAAGTTCAGCAGTTAACCAATTAACATATGCAAACGCAGCCACAGGAAATAAACCATCTCTTACTGCATCTGGTGGAGACACTAATATTGGTGTATCCATACAGCCAAAAGGCTCTGGAACAGTAACTATCGATGCTTTGACATTTCCAGCAGCAGATGGTAGTAATGGTCAAGTATTACAGACCGATGGATCTGGAAATTTAAGTTTTGCAACAGCATCAAGTGGAATTTCAACAGGAAAAGCTATTGCAATGGCAATCGTATTCGGATAAAAGGAGTAAATTATGGCAAACCCAAATATAGTATCAGTAACAAGTATTAAAGGTGAATCGGTAGGATTTAATTTATCAGCTACCACTACAACAACTTTAATGACAGTTGCTTCAAACAAAGTTGTAAAAATAAACAGAATTACAGTTGCAAACGTTGATGGAACTAATGCAGCTGATGTAACTGTTTCAATCACAAAAGCAAACTTTACTCCAGATGGTATTTCAGATTTTGATACATCCGGAACTTTTTTTATTGCAAAAACAATATCAGTGCCAGCTGACTCAACGTTGGTTTTACTAGACACACCAATCTACTTAATGGAATCAGATGTTCTAAAAGGAGGAGCAGGAGCTGCTTCTGATTTAGATTTATTCGTATCATATGAATCTATAGACGACGCGTAGGAGTCCACTGATGGAGCGAAACGGAGTAGCTAATGGACCAGAATAACGGCGGAATCTTAGGAAAAATAAATACACCAACAACGTCAGTTGCTTCAGGTGTATGGTCTTTAGATAGTCAGTTTGAAGCTCAATCTTCATCAATATGGCCTCTTGCCTTTCCACAAACAACCATTGCTAATTCATGTAGGTTTTCAGGTGGTAATGATTATTTAAGAACAACAGGATTTGGAACACCAACAAGTTCAAGAAAAATGACACTTTCTTTTTGGTGTAAGAGATCAGGATTTGGTGGAAATGATAGAATTTTAACTGCTGATACAAGTGGCTCTAATAATAATAGAGATTCTATTCTTTTTAGCTCAAATACTTTAAATCTTTTTTTAGATAATGCCGTTCCAGGCCATTTAAAAACAAATAGATTATTTAGAGACCCATCAGCGTGGTATCATATAGTAATTGCTATAGATACAACCCAATCAACAGACACTAATAGAATTAAAATTTATGTAAATGGTGTTCAGGAAACATCATTTGATAGTAGTGGAGATGGAATAGTTTATCCAAGTCAAAATTATGATATATTAGGTTTTGGACAAAATAGAGAAAACACTATTGGTGCTGATAGTACAAATGGTGGTGATAATGATTTTTTAGATGGTTATTTAACAGAATATTATTTTATTGATGGACAACAACTAGAACCAACATCATTTGGCGCATTTAATCCTGTTACTAGTATTTGGGAGCCTATAGCTTATGCTGGAACGTATGGTAACAATGGATTTAGATTGGATTTTGCAGACAGTAGCGCTCTAGGAAATGATGTATCCGGTAATGATAACGACTTTACTGTCAATAACCTAACAAGTATCGATCAATCTAGTGATACCTGCAGCAATAATTTTGCAGTAATGAATCCTTTGGCTATTACAAATTCTGCTAACACTTTTAGTGAAGGAAATTTAAAAATCACAACACCTTCATCAGCTACTTCTTATAATCAAGCTACTATAGGTGTGTCATCTGGAAAATGGTATTGGGAAGTTAAATATGTATCAGATACAGATGGCTCTAATAATTATGCTAGAATTGGAATAGCAGACATTGATCCACCAAATACAGGTGGTTTAGGAGAAACTGAAGGAATTGCATATGAAGCGATTAATGGAAATCGTAAAATTAGAGGTACACCTGCCTCTTATGGAAACACTTATGCACCAGGAGATATTATAGGAGTTGCTTTAAATTTAGATGATAATGAATTAACTTTTTATAAAAATGGAACTGCACAAAATAGTGGAACTGCAATAGATATTTCAAGCTATACACCTAAAACAGGAGTTTGGCATCCGGCATTTGGATATGACGATGGCTCATATAGTGGAGTATTTGAAGCAAACTTTGGCTCTCCATCTTTTTCAATCTCATCTAGCAATGCAGATGGTAATGGCTATGGAAATTTTGAATATGCAGTGCCTAGTGGATATTATGCACTTAACACAAAAAACTTAGCGGAGTTTGGATAATGGCTTACACAACAATAGATAAACCAACAGATTATTTTAATACTAAACTCTATACAGGAAATGGTGGAACACAATCTATAACAGGTGTTGGTTTTCAGCCAGATTGGTGTTGGATAAAAAATAGAAATCAAGCATTAAACCCTGTGGCTATAGATTCTGTAAGAGGATTAAAATATTTATATACAAATAGTGATAGTGCAGAGGGCGATTATAGTTCGGCTTTTACAAGTTTTGATAGTGATGGTTTTAGTGTTGGTGCTACTGATAATGTTAATGGAAATGGTAATGGAATAGTAGCTTGGAACTGGAAAGCTGGAACATCTGTATCTGGTAATACAGGTGGAAGTGGTACTGCTAAAACTTATACAGGTTCAGTAAATACAGATGCTGGTTTTTCTATAATACGATATATTGGTAACAGAACTGCTGGTCACACGATACCACATCATTTAGGCACCACTCCAGTATGGGTTATTGCAAGAACAATATCATCCACAAAAGAATGGGATGTGTATCATCATAAAAATACATCATCACCAGAAACAGATTATCTAGTTTTGAACACAACAGCCGCAACAAGTGATGCAAGTGATAAATGGAATGATACAGCACCAACATCTTCAGTAGTAACTTTAGGAGACAGTTCTCAATTAAATACTAATGATGGAACTTGTATAATGTATGCGTTTGCAGAGAAAAAAGGCTACAGCAAATTTGGAAGCTATGTAGGAAATGGAAGTACAGAGGGACCATTTGTTTACACAGGTTTTAGACCAGCTTGGATTATGATTAAAGCAATTGATGCTACAAAAAGTTGGTATATGTGGGACTCTAAAAGACCTGGATTTAATTTAGTTGACGATCAATTATTAGCAGATACAAATGATACTGAATTTAATGGCTCTAATATTGATATATTAAGTAATGGTTGGAAATTTAGAAGTAGTGGCACTGGAGAACAAGGAAATGGCACTAACTATATTTTCATGGCCTTCGCAGAGTTTCCATTTGTAACATCAGGAACTAAAGCAGCGGGGACGGCAAGATAATGTCTAGAAAAAACGGAGGAATAATCGGACCAGCAAACACACCTGTAGGAGGACTATTTAAAGGAGTAGCAGGTGGTGTGTGGAGAATGAACGATGTTGCAAATTTTGTAAGCAATAGTCAATGGCCAACAGGTCCTCAAAGTATAGATAACTCTTGTAGATTTGATGAAAATTCTAGCGATAATCTAACTAAGACAGATAGTTTATCTAATAGAAAAACTTTTACTTATTCTGTATGGGCTAAAAAATCTCTATCTAAAAATGATACAGATGCAGATATGATTGTTAATAATGCGGCAGATGAAAGTAATCAATTTAAAATCGAATTACAAGGTAATCATGCAGTAGATAATAATGATTTAAGAATAAGACAAATGGTAAGTGGCTCTCAAACTGTTCTTTTAAGAACAAATAGATTATTTAGAGATCCTCTTGCTTGGTATCATATAGTTGTTGCGGTAGATACAACACAAAGCACAGAAGCAAATAGAATAAAACTATATATAAATGGAGTACAAGAAACATCATTTTCAAGTTCAACTTATCCATCACAAGATTCCGACATGCAAGTAAATGTTAGCAGTAGTTACACAACTCACATTGGAAAAAGAAATAATGGTGATCATTATTTTGATGGTTACATGGCTGAATTTGTTTTTATAGATGGACTACAACTAGACTCAACATCATTTGGTGAAACGGACACTGCAACAGGAATATGGAAACCTAAAAAGATAGGGGCATTTTCTTCTGCAGGAGATAATTCATTCTATCTTGATTTCAAAGACAGTTCAAATCTAGGTAATGATGCATCAGGATTAAATAACGATTTTACTGTAAATAATCTAACGAGCATAGATCAGTCTACTGATACATGTGTAGAAAATTATGCAACCATAGATCCATTATATTATGCTGCTTCTAGCTATACACTAACAAATGGTAATTTAGCAGTAGATGGTAATGATGGTAATGCTTGGAGAACACTTTATGGCACTTTTGGTTTAACAAGTGGTAAGTGGTATTGGGAAATTAAAATAGATGCTAAAGAAGCTTCAGACCCAAATAACTTTGCTATTGGTGTTGTTTCAACAGATCAAGTAGATCAAACATCATCAAACGGTAAATTTTTTGGAACTGCACAAGGCTATGCTTATCATGGCAAAGATGGAAAAAAACTTAACAATGATACTGTTACTGCTAATGGTGTATCTTATGGAGATAGTTATACAGTAGGAGATATTGTTGGTGTGTTTTTAGATTTAGATAATCATAAATTATATTTTTCTAAAAATGGTACAGTACAAGCAAGTGGTGATCCAACTTCAGGATCTTCAGGAACTAATGCTGCTTTTAGCATAACGTCTGGTCATAATTATTTACCAGCTATTGCAAATTATTATAATGCTGAACATTATTCTTTTAATTTTGGTAATCCACCTTTCTCAATTTCATCAGGAAACAGTGACGCTAATGGTTTTGGAAACTTCGAATATTCTGTACCTTCGGGTTATTATGCGTTAAATACATCTAACTTAAATACTTATGGATAAAAATTATGTCTTATAGTTCAATTACAAAACCAGAGGATCATTTTAATACTATAACTTGGAGTGGAGATTCTTCTTCTCCAGAAAGTCTTACAGTTGGATTTCAACCTGATTGGATTTGGGGTAAACTAAGAAATACTGCATATAATCATCAATTATATGATAGTGTTAGAGGATTTGGTAATGATAAAGATTTACAATGTTCACAAACTGCAGCAGAAGGTGGAGGAACAGCAGATCAATATGGATATATTTCGGGTACAACTTCAACAGGATTTACTGCAACAAAAGGCTCAGATGGTGGTGCAGATGGATATGGTTATTGGAATGAAAGTGGCAGAACGTATGTAGCATGGAATTGGCTCGCTGGAGGAACTGCACCAGCTATAACATACTCAGTAAAAGTAGTTTCAGATAGTGGAAACAAATATAGATTTGATGACTATGGCACTAGTGCTGTTACATTAGATTTACAAGAAGGTGGCACGTACACATTTGATCAATCCGATAGTTCTAACTCAGGACACCCATTAAGATTTTCTACGACATCAGATGGATCACATGGTGGAGGAAGTGAGTATACGACCGGTGTAACAACTACTGGAACACCAGGAAGTGCTGGCGCAAAAACTGTAATTACAGTAGCTGCATCTGCACCAACTCTTTATTACTATTGCACACAACACTCTGGAATGGGTGGACAAGCAAATACAAATTCTACACATGGCTCGTCTAATTTTTCAGGTAGCATTCAATCAACTGTTTCTACAAATACTACTGCTGGATTTAGTGTTGTTACTTATACAGGAACAGGTAGCGCAGCAACAATTGGACACGGATTAGGAACAATTCCAAAATGGTATTTTGTAAAACGAAGAGATGCAGGTAGTTCTAATTGGCATGTTTATCATTCAGGTAATGCAGCAACACAAGATATTAGATTTAATCTTGCAGAAGCTGCTTTTACAACTGATATTTGGAATGACACAGCACCAACTTCAACTCTATTTAATGTTAAAACGAGTGTTGATGTAAATGCAAGTAGTGGAACATATATTGGTTATTGTTTTAATGATGTAAAAGGATATTCAAAATTTGGAACTTATTCAGGAAATGGAAATGCAAATGGAGCATCTGTTCATACAGGATTTAAACCAGCTTTTGTTATAATAAAAAATAAAAACGGAACAGATAATTGGAATATATATGATGATAAAAGATTAGGCTTTAATACAAACTATAGTTTTGTATTTGCAAATGGATCTAATGCAGAAAATACTACAACATCAACTGCAAATTTAGATATACTTTCAAATGGTTTTAAAGTAAGAGCATCAACTGGTCATCTAAACACGTCTGGAAATACATATCTTTTTATGGCTTTTGCAAAAAATCCGTTTGTAGCTAACGATTCTGGAACAGCGGTGCCAGTAACAGCTAGGTAAAATAGGTATAGACAATAAATTAAAAATACAATAAAAGGAGATCAATATGTATGCAAAAGTAGAAAATAATCAAATCGTAAGAGCAAACTCTAACCTTGGGTCGTTTGGTTTGTCTCCTGAGACAACTGTTTCTCAAAGAGAAGCACAAGGTGTTTATGAAATAATATACGATAACACTAATTTAAAAAATTCAAGATACTATTGGAACGGTGCGGAATCTATGGTGTTTGCAAACAATGCTGTTACAGCAAGTTATGCGCCAGCTACAGGTAAAGATGTAGATGATAAAGATGCAGTTGATCAAAATGGAAATAATGTTTTAGATCAAGACGGTAATCAAGTAATTATCGAAGGTCTAAAAACGATATTTAAAAAAGAAATAAAGGCACAAGCTAAAGGTTTACTGTCATCAAGTGATTGGTATGTGGTCAGAAAAGCAGAGGATGCTGGATCCACAATACCATCTGATATAGCCACTTACAGAGCAGCTGTTAGAACTAGATCTAATGAGATGGAAACAGCAATCGATGGTGCAGCTGACGCGGCGGCTATGGAAACTTTATACACATACACTAACACAGGCACAGAAGAGAGCCCTGTGTATACTAGACCTTTAGGCGAGTGGCCTAAACTTTAGTAATTCTTAAAAATATTGCTTCTGTATAAAAACTGATATAGAACATAAAAAGTAGGTTTTTATGTTACAAAAAATAGGATTTCAACCAGGTATAAATAAACAAATAACCGACACGGGAGCAGAGGGTCAATGGACCGACTGTGATAATGTTAGGTTTAGATATGGTACACCTGAAAAAATAGGTGGTTGGAAACAATTAGGAGATGATGCTCTTACAGGAGCAGGTAGAGGTCTTCATCATTTTGTAAATAGTTTATCTAGAAAATATGCGATTATAGGCACAAACAGAATTTTATATGCATTTTCTGGTGGTGTTTATTATGACATACATCCTATTAAATCTACAACAACGCTTACAAGTGCATTTACCACGACCAATGGATCAGCTGAAGTTACGATAACTTTTAGCGGTGATCATGGTATATCTGCACAAGATATAGTATTATTAGATAGTTTTTCAGCTATTACTAATTCTAATTTTGCAGCTTCAGATTTTAATGATAAAAAATTTATGGTGACGACAGTCCCCAACGCTACAACCATTACGGTCACAATGCCATCAGCAGAATCAGGATCTGGTGCAACAACATCAGGTGGTATTCGAGTACAACATTATTATCCTGTGGGACCAGCGGTGCAAGCAAAAGGTTTTGGTTGGTCATTAGGATCATGGGGTGGTGAAGTATCAGGTGAACCTGCAACCACTTTACAAAATGGTATTAATAGTTCTGTAACTACAGGTATTATATTAGTTGACTCATCACAGTTTCCAACAGCAGGCACAAATTTTATAATTATAGATAGCGAAGAAATATCTTACACAGGTATCGCAGCTACAGGTGAACTTACAGGTGTTACAAGAGGTGTAGCAGGAACAACAGCAGCAGCTCATAGTGGTGGTGCAACTATTACAAGTTCGACAAATTTTGTAGCATGGGGTGAGGCAGCATCAGGTGACTTAGTATTAGAACCTGGTATGTGGTCATTAGATAATTTTGGTGACAAAGCAATCTGTCTTATTCATGACAGTGCTGTATTTGAATGGAACTCTGCAGCAACAGATGCAACATCTAATAGAGCAACTATCATATCTGGTGCACCAACGGCATCAAGACATATGTTAGTATCTACACCTGATAGACACTTAGTATTTTTTGGAACAGAAACAACTATTGGTGATCCAACAACACAAGACGATATGTTTGTGAGATTTTCAGATCAAGAAGATATAAACACATATACACCTACAGCAACCAATACAGCTGGTACACAAAGACTAGCCGACGGATCACAGATCAGAGGAGCAATCAGAGGTAGAGATGCGATCTATGTTTGGACTGACACAGCATTATTTACACAACGTTTTGTTGGTCAACCATTTACGTTTGCCTTTTCACAAGTTGGAACTAACTGCGGACTTGTTGGACAAAACGCATGTGTGGAAGTAGATGGTTCTGCGTATTGGATGTCAGAGAATGGTTTCTTTAGATATGCTGGTAAGTTAGAATCATTACCGTGTTTAGTAGAAGATCACGTGTATGATGATATAAATTTAGAGTCTGGTAATCAAATGGTATCTGCTGGATTAAATAATCTTTTTGGTGAGGTTATGTGGTTTTATCCAACTTCTTCATCCTCTGTTGTAAACAGAATGGTTGCATATAACTATTTTGACTCTTCACCTCAAAGACCTGTATGGACTGTAGGTACGTTAGCTAGAACAATGTGGCAAGACTCTGCCGTGTTTGGTAGCCCACACGCAACAGAATACACTGCAGGTAATGATTCATCTTTTGATGTTGTGGGCAACACAGAAGGTAGAACAATATACTATCAACATGAAACAGGGACAGATCAAGTTCAAGGTGGAACTACAACTGCAATTACTGCAAACATATCTTCTGGAGATTTTGACATTACGGCACAAAGAGCATCTGCTACAGGACAATCAACGGGTATTGCAACCTTTAGAGGAGATGGTGAGTTTATTATGAAGATAAGAAGATTTATACCTGATTTTATATCACAGACTGGTAATACCAGAGTTACATTAAATTTAAGAAATTTTCCAAATGATAACAGAGCAAGCTCATCTCTTGGACCTTTTGATATAAGTTCTTCTACACAAAAAGTAGACACACGTGCAAGAGCTAGAGCTGTATCTTTAAAAATAGAAAATACATCGACTAATCAAAGTTGGAAGTTAGGAACTTTTAGATTAGATACACAACCGGACGGACGTAGATAATGGCAAAGATAGTACAAGTATTAACTAGACCTGCACCTCAATATGATTTAGGTACAGCAGAAGCACAAGTAAGAGATCTTGATGCAATTGTAGAAAAATTAAACACAACGTTTCAAGAGGAATTAAAAGATGAGGTAGAAGCACAAAACTTCTTTTTAAATTAATGGCAAATAGTTTTATAAATAAAAAAGCAGATTTAACTACAACAGGTTTAACCACATTATACACAGTGCCTAGTTTCAAAGCCGCTGTTGTTAAATCATTGTTAGTATCCGAGGATGCTGGATCAGGGACCACGATAACGGTAACACTAGTAAATTCTAGTGGTGCCATATTTAATTTATTTAAAGATAAAACAATAGCATCTAAGGCAACAACAGAACTTTTAACTAATCCTCTTGTAATGGAGGAAAGTGAAGCATTAAAAGTACAAGCTGCTGACGCGAATGAGCTGCACGTCATAGCCTCTATATTAGAAATACAGCCAAGAGAGGTAACAACATAATGCAAGTATTAAAACCAAAAGAAATAATAGAGGAGATATATAACCTTAGAACAGGGGAAAAATACAAAAATGATGAAGAATGGAAAGCAAAAGGCATACCTGAATCAGAGATAAGAAAAGATGTAAGAGTAATAATGCCAAGCCTTGATATTTTTCCTAAAACAAAATAGAATAGTAAAATGGCCATAACTAGAGCACAACAAGCAAAACAATTATTAGCACAAGGAGGACGTATAGGGTTCTTTAAAGGTGCACAAGCTGACACTAAAAAAGGATCACCCATGTCTCCAGGCACATCCGTAGGAGGAGGTACAAGAGGAGGTACTGGTAAGGGCAGAGATTTAGATGTTCAACAAAGAGGAATGACTAAATCTGAATACAATAAAAGAAGATCAGAAGGAACAATAGATTCTTATAAAGGATCAGACGGTCCACCATTACCACCACAATTACAAAAAGATAAACGTTTTATTCCAACACCTGTGCCAAAAGGAATAGGTTTTCTTGATAGAACTAGAAATAAATTAATACAAGCATCTTTAAATAGAAATAAAGTTTTAGCTTTAAAAAGACTTGGTTTAATAAAAGATCCTGGATTTACAGGTTTTGTAGGTGCAACAATTGATGCACTAACAGGTAAGATTCCAGAACAATTTGAATTAATGTCAGAAGAAGATTTATTAGATATTGCAACGAGTGGACCATATCTTTCTCAACAAAAAACAGAAGGTGATGTAAATAAATTTTCTTCTGGAAAAGATTTATTAGGAAGAGTATTTGAAGCAGAAGATTTATTAAGAAAAGGAGATATGACACAAACTAAATATGATGAATTATTTCCTGGACCAAATATACCGAAAGATATAGGAGGAGAGGGTGGTATACAAGACCCATGTTTAGGACCAAACCCACCTGCATATTGTTTTGTGGGTATAAGATCAGTCGAGCCTAAAGTAGAAGAATACGTAAACCCATTATCTTTACTAACACCAAGAATTGCAGGCACACAGTTTGCAGCTGACGGTGGCAGAATAGGTTTTAAAAATGGTCCAGCAGGAGGAGCATCAGCTGGTGGAAATTATGGTGGTAATAGAAATCCAGAACAAGAATATGGTGGTAGTATTTTTACAGGAGGCGGTGGAGACGGACCTAAAACAACTCCTACAAATGTTGGTGGTGGAAATGTCACTACATTAAAAACAAAAAAAGATATTAAAACACCATCTAATTTTACAAAATTTGATTTAAAAGATTTGGTAAATCTATATCAAGATGAAGAAGATGATAACATGATGTTAGCAGATCTAACTGATATGCAGAAAAAAATGTTGGAAGGACCTCAAAAAAATTTAAAAGATATAATGGGTATTTCTAATGAAGAAATATTACAAAACATAGAAAAATTTAATGACCCTAATGCTCCAGCAACTATTCAAGATATAGAAGAATTTTATCAACAAGCAAAAGATGGTGGATTAATGAGCCTAAACAGAGAAGCATTCTTATTAGGTGGTATAGCAAAAGGATTAAAGAAAGCTGTAAGAGGTGTCAAGAAACTTGCAAAGTCACCAATAGGTAAAGCTGCATTATTAGGAGCTGGATTTGGTTTGGCAGGCATGGGACCTATGGCAAATTTATTTTCTTCAGGAAAAGGTTTAGCTTTTAAACAGTTATTATTAGGTGGTAAAACATTACCTCCCTCACTGGGTTTTAAATCAAAAGGTTTATTAGGTCTTATAAAAGCAAATCCTATAAAAAGTATGTTGGGAGCATCATTATTATCAGGTCTTATGACAGCAAAACAAGACGATGATGAATTTGATTTAGCTTCTTATTATGCACAGAATCAATTAACACCTTCACAAAGTGTAAGAGGCATGGGTAGTGAATTTGATTTTTATGGTGGTCCAAGAATGAAAGTGGCTGATGGTGGTAATGTAGAACCAGTAGCCAAAAAGACTATGCCATTATTAGATATGGATGGTAAAGAAAAAGACTATAGAGAGACAGGTGGTTTTGTAGATATGGGTAGAATGGAAAGAGCTGACGACGTACCAGCTAGACTATCTAAAAATGAATTCGTATTTACAGCTGATGCTGTAAGAAATGCTGGTGAGGGAGATATAGACAAAGGCGCAGAAGTCATGTATAACATGATGAAAAACCTCGAAGCCGGAGGTGAAGTATCAGAAGAATCGCAAGGCTTAGAAGGCGCACGTAAAATGTTTCAAACATCACAAAGACTAGGAGAAGTCATATAATGGCAACAGAAACCGTAATAAATCGACCCGCACCATTTGTAGAAGATATAGGTAAAAAATTAGCTGAACAAACTTTAGGATTACAAAACGTTCCAGTTGTAACAACAGGTATAGGTGGTTTAACACAAGGAGCAGGTGAGACAGCTGAAGGTTTTAAAGCAAGACAAGATGCTGCAAGAGCATTTGAAGTAAGACAACAAAATTTAGCAGGTATTGCACCACAAGTTGCAGGGCAAGATGCACTACAACAAGAAGCTCAAAGAAGAGCAGTAGCTGGTATAGGATCATTTGAACCATTTTTACAAACAGCACAAACACAAGCAGGGTTAGCTCAAGGTTTAGGAACCGCGGCTCTTGGACAATTAGGTGGAGTTGGAACAGGTGCACAATCTTTTCAACAAGGTGTACAAGATTTTATGTCACCTTATCAATCACAAGTGATTGATGCAACATTAGCAGAATTTGACCGTAATAAACAAATACAAGAACAACAGATCAGAGATCAACAAACAGCTTTGGGTGCGCTCGGCAGTGGTCGAGCGGGAGTGCAACTCGCAGAGTTCGGCACAGGGGCTGCGAGAGAACGTGCATTGTTACAAGCCGGTCTCTTGCAACAAGGTTTTGGTCAAGCACAACAAGCTAGACAACAAGACATTGCAAATAGATTTGGTTTAGCACAAGCAACGCAAGGTTTAGGTGCATTTCAATCTGGATTAGCTGGTCAACAAGCACAGTTTGGACAAGGTTTACAATCATTACAAGGAACAGATATAGCACGTTTAGGTCAGTTGGGCGCACTGAACCAGGCGCAAGAACAAGCTAGACTTGATGCACAAAGAGAAGCTACAAGAATGGCTGCATTCCAACCACAAGAAGAGTTAAATAGATTTGCAGATATCACAACTGGTATCATGGGTGGAATGAGAGGATCAGGTACATCAACACAAAACATACCTAACCCTACACCATTACAAACTGCATTAGGAGTTGGATCAACACTTGCTGGTATTTACGGTGCAATTGCAAAACCAGGAAGTTTAAAAGCAATACCAGGTTTTAGTTAATATGAACAGAACACTTAGAAGACCAATGTTTAGAATGGGTGGTGCAGCAGAAGGCATCACGTCTGGTTTAGATAGAAAACCACTTAAACAAGGAACAGATCCATACGATAGAGCTATGAAAACTACTGAAAGATTTAGAGCAGACATGGATAAATTTAGAGGTGAGACATCACCAATGATGCCTGGTGGTCTACCAAACTTTCTTACATCGTTTGGTTTAAATTTACTAGCTCAATCACCAAAAGGTAACATATTTCAAACAGCAGCTATAGCTGCTCAAGATCCTTTTAAACAATTTCAAGCTGCACAACTAGCTGAAAGACAAGATACAAGAAATCAGTTGACAGACATGTTTGGCACGGCTCTTGCATCAGAATATGACCTAGAAGCACAAAGAATTAAAGCTGATGCTAAAACTGATGATGGCAGAAAAACACCAGAAGTAGAACGTGGTATTATTGAAACTGCTCAAAACAATATATTTGCAGCAAGAGATATATTAAATAATGAAGACTCTACAAAAGAACAAAAACAACAAGCAGAAAGAACTATTAAAGTAAATCAAAATGTTCTTGTAAAAGAATTAGGAGTGCCAGCAGAATACGCTGCAATCATATCTTCTTCAGACTTGTTTGATGCTGAAATGACAGCTGTTGTTGGAACATATAATGCAAAACAAGAACAACTAGCAAAAGATTATTTAGAAAAAAATCCTGATGCTATACCAACAGAAGTTTTAAAAATGTTTCCACAAATGGTAGATGGTTCAGCTGAAGCAAGAGCTTTGACTATAAAAGATTTAAGAGATAGATTTTTTTATGCAGAGGGTGGTAGAGCAGGATTTAAATTTGGAACACCTAAAGAACCTAAGATGATGGAGTCTGTTGCAGAACAACCAAAAGGTGAAGTACAAGAGTTATCTTACACAGAACTTAGAGCAAGACTACCACAAGAAATTTCAAATGATATTGTTATGCTTTTAGCTAACAGTAAACAGGCATTGTTAGATTTCGCAAACATTCAAACAACAGAGGATATCGCTAGTTTCAATCAACAATACGACGTGAACTTGTCAATGCCATCGGGGGCGTAGATGGAACCCTTTAATAAAACAAAAATTATCTTAGACCAAGATCAAGTCAAAGAGACACTTTCATCTTCTTTACAAAAAACACTTACCAAACAAAAGAAACCTGTAAAATTTACATGGGAAGGTCTTAAAAATTTTAGCAAAGTATTTACTACAAATCCATTCGACAAGATGAGAAATGAAAGACTCAGAGAGTTGATGGATAATAAAGATAAACCAAAAGAAAAAGACTACATAGATTTTTTTGAAGACATGGAAAAATCTATATATGGTGCTGTACAAAATATAGGTTACTCGTTTGGTGATCTTATTACCACTGGTATTGATGCAGCGGTCAATACTGAGCTTACAACAAAATTAGATAAGATTTATGACGAAACAAAAATAGATGATCCTGAAACATTATTAGGCACAGTAAATAAAGTTCTGATTGAATATGGTCTACCAGGTGGTGCTGTGTTCAAAGTAATGAACAGAGCTAAAAAATTAATTAAAGCTAAAAAAGTAAAAGATAAAACAATAGCTGCAGGTACTGCAGGAACTAAAATAGCGAATATTGCAAAACGATCTGGCTACATGGCAACTGCTTTTGGTGCAACAGATTTTATTACGTCAGGGGCTAGACAAAGAGCGGGCGATGAACCACTGCTCATGGACCTTGAAAGTGAAGAAGGTTTAGAAGGACAAGATCTTGCATTGGCTAGATTTAGAAACAAACTTAGATTTGGTGCAGAGGGAAGCACTATAGGTTTTTTATTTCCATTAATGGGTAAACCACTTGGTAAGGTTGCAACGTTTGGTGCAAAGTATGGTTTAATGAAACCTGCAGGGTACGCACTGCGAGGTGTTGATACATTAGCTGTTAGACCTGTAACGTATCTTTTATCAAGAATACCAGGATCCACAGCTGCTGGTAAAGGTTTAAGAAATGCAAGTAACTATGTTGTAGATAAAACATTGTCAACAGTGTTAACCGGTAATCCTAAAAAACAATTGCCCGCATTTGATAAATGGAGAATGTTTTCAACAACTAGTAAAGATCCATTACAAGCTAGATTAAAAAAAGTAGATAACTTTTTATCTGGGTTTAGATCACTTGGTAAATACACAGGTCTTGGTTATCAACTTACGTCAGAAGCACGAAGAGAAATAAAAGCAAGGGCGAGAACAATAGAAAAATATTTAGAATCAATAGAAAAAAAGTCATATGATTTAGCCAAAGGTTTTGAAGGTATGTATAACACAGCCACTACATCACCTGCAAGTAAAGACTATTATCTTGATCAAGTGCTTGCGTATCTAAAAGGACAAATAAAAAAATCAGACTTACCAAAAGCTCTTCAACAAACTGCTGAAGATTTAAATAAAGAGATGATAAATACAAAACAAATCTTTGGTGAGTTATTACCAAAAGGTGATCTTAAAAATTTTATTTTAGATAATATTAAAACATACATGAGAAAGTCTTTCTCTATATTTACAAATCCAGAATACATGCCGGACCAAAAATTAAAAGATGGTGCAAAAGCATGGATACTAAACAACGTCGTAAAAAGAAACAAAGACATAAGAGAAAGTGCAATTAATACTTTAAAAACATCTAAGATGACAGATGCACAAGCATTAGATGCTATGGCAGATTCTATGGTCCACAAAATTTTAATTAATACAAAAACAGATGGAGTTGATCCTTTAAAACTATTACAAAACGTAGCTAAAGATCAATTAAGATCTGACAAATTAATTAAGACAGGTGATGAATTACCAGATGCAATTAAAAAATTACTAGGTGAAGAAAATAATTTAAAATCATCTGTATTACAAACAACATCACATGCAATCACACAAGCAGTTAATAAACAAACTTTAGATAAACTAGCAAGAATAGGTTTAGATGAAGGGTGGTTGTATAAATCAGAATCAGATGCAATTGCTAAAAATGCTTTTGATGCACAAAAGATAGGAGATCTTTCAAGTCTTGGTATATTAAAAAGTAGTATATCTAAATTATATGCTTCTGCAGATATGGCTAAAGCTTTTAAAGGTGCACCAGGTAAATTAGATGGTTTACTACAAAGTTCTGCATACAGAAATATGTTACAGTTTAAAGTAGCAACACAGTTTGGTAAAACAGTTCTTTCACCTGCAACACAAGTTAGAAACGTAACTTCTGCTAGTATGTTTCCGTTAGCTAATGGACATATCGGTGGTAGATCATCAGTAACAGAATCAATTAAAATGGTTGTTGATGATATATTTGGTGCAGGAAAGATTATTGATGAAACTAAATTTATAAAAAATTTAGAAAACAAAATACGTCTTGGTGTCATTGATGAAAACATTGTGGCATCAGAATTAAAAGCTGTATTAAAAGATATTAAAGCTGGTGCAAAAGTTAAGAATATGGACAGCTTACTTGCAAGACTATCCGAGTCAAGAATGTTAAAAACAGCTACAAGAATATATGCTGGAGGTGATAACTTATGGAAATGGTATGGTCACGAGTATGTAAAATCACAAATGAAATCTATTTACAAAAACGTAGATGATATTGCACGATGGACCAAAGAGATTGTTGGTAGAGATTTTGATAAAGTCAATACGTTTACAGGTAAATTAAAAACATTTGACGAAGCTTTAGATGAAGCAGCTGCATGGCAGATAAGAAATACATATCCAACATACAGTAAAGTTCCTGAAGTCATACAAAATTTAAGAAAGCTACCATTTGGTAACTTCGTATCGTTTCCTGCAGAGATGATTAGAACAACATACAACATATTAAGTTTAGGATTAAAAGAAGCTACATCATCAAATGCAAATCTAAGACAGATGGGTTACAGAAGATTAATTGGTTCACTAGTTACTTTAGGTGGTGCAGAAAAAGCTGTGTCTACGATAGGTCAGAACTTAACAGGTGTAACTATGGAACAGATAGATGCATACAAAAGAAGTTTATCAGCACCATGGGATTCAAGAGCTGCAATCATACCAATCAATAAATGGAAAGAGGGTGTTGGTAAAGCGATTAACTTCTCATACTTTAGTCCGTACGATGTTGTAAAACAACCTTTTGGTGCTGCATTAAAAACATTAGAAGAAGGTAAAGTAAAACAGGAAGATGCTGGTAACGTAGCATGGAATTTAATGTTAGGAGAAGATGGACCTGTGAGAAAACTTTTAGATCCATTTATATCAGAGGCAATCTTTTTTGAAAAAGTATTAGACACATTACCATCAGGAGTTGGATTCGGTGGTAGAGGTGGTGTTACTAAAACAGGATCAAGAGTATATTCAATCACGGACGACGGACCAGATGCTTTTATGAAAAGTTTGGTGCACATTATAGAAGGTGTTCAACCAACTGCAATTACAACTGCAGGTAAACTTGTACAAGGTTTGGAGAAAGATCTTAAACGAGGTGGACAACCGGTGACACTACAAGATGAATTACTTGCGTTATTTTCAGGTATAAGAATTATAAACGTAGATGTACCAAAGGCAATGCAATTTAAAATTACAGATTACAATAAAAAATTTAGATCTGTTACACAAACAGAAAAATTATTTAGTTTAGAAAACTATCAAAACAGAGGACCACTTGTACTAGCTGATGAGTTTAGACAAATTCAAGATGAAACGTTAAAAGTAAATAGAGAGTTTCATTTAATATTAGAGGATGCATTAAAAACGGGTGTACCAAAAAGAACGTTGTTAAAAATTTTAAGAAAAAGAGACGTGTCATACAAAAGAGCAAAAAGACTATTAGATGGTAAAAACATACCATACACAGGATTTGAAGAACGTATGAAGAAAAGAGTTAAAGAAGCACAGATAGAAGCAAAAAGAAGAGGTGAGGGTGAGACTGTTAACAAAGAATATTTTTATCCTAAAAAATTATTTAGAGATATATTAAGGGAATATAAAAACAAAACTTTAAAAATAGAAGAACCAGATACAAAATTGTTAGAATTAGAAAAATTTAAAGAAAGTATATCGGGTAATCAAAGCTCACTACCTGGTCAAGAAGAAACAACACAATTAGCTAATATACAGACACCACCATTACCTAATATGGCAATGCCTGTGGTGCAAACAGCTAGAGCTGATGTGAATCCAAATACTAACTTGACACGTACACAAGAAGCTTTACTATCACCTGAAGAAAAAATTATAGCGAGTAGAACAACATAATGAAAAAGTCGGCGTTACAAAAAATTGAAGATCACGAAAAGCTTTGCAGAATAATGCAAAAGCAGACCTTTGAACAAATAAAAGAAATCAAAGAACGTGTAACAAGGATGGAGAGAATGATCATGGGTGGAGGCGGAGCTATAATACTTGCCTTGATCATGAACATGATACAATGAATTTAAGTCGTAATTTTACCCTTCAAGAATTAATTAAATCTGACACTGCAATCAGGTTAGATATTAATAACAATCCTAACTCAGGTCAGATAGAAAAACTAAAAGATCTTTGTGAAAATATTTTACAGCCGGTACGTGACCACTTTGGCAGGGTCAAAGTGACAAGCGGTTTTCGTAGCGAACAGCTGTGTTTGAAGATAGGTAGCTCAGTTAACAGCCAACATGCCAAAGCCGAGGCGGCCGATTTCGAATGTATGGGCACAGACAATGCTGAATTAGCTGACTGGATCAACCAGAACCTAGACTATGATCAATTAATATTGGAGTTCTACACTCCTGGTGAGCCTAACAGTGGATGGATACATTGTAGCTATACTACTGACCAACCAAGAAAACAATTTTTGCACGCATATAAATCAGAGGGAAAAACTAAATACAAACCTGTGATTGGAAAAGCAAAAGACTTGGTTTAGATCCAGTCTTTTAATTCTTCACCCATGACTTCAGATGCAATATTTATTTTATCTCTTAAAGCCTTCACAATCTTCTCGTCGACAGTGTCCTCGCAAATCAGATCAACATAGGTCACTGTTTTCTTTTGTCCTATTCTGTGTGCTCTGTCTTCTGACTGCAATCTCTTTTCTAGGTCATAACCATTAGAATAATAAATTACAGTATTAGCCTGTGTAAGTGTGATACCATACCCACCTGTTTGTGGTGTACCAATTAAAAATCTACAATTAGAATTGTTTTGAAACTTACGAATGTTATCTTGTCTATCTTCTTGTGGTGTTAATCCATAGTAGTCAACTATAGATCCTTTACCATACTTCTTTTCTATGTGTTCTATAATCTGTGCAACATCTCTTTGATAGTTGGCCCAGATAATTGCTTTGCCTTCTGTCTCTTCAAGTATAGACATCAATTCATTTAATCTATTGCTTTCTACTTCTTGAACAGAACCATCGTCAGCAGTAAAGTGACCACATGTAATTTGATGTAAACGCATCAGCTGTGTAAGCACAGTCATTGTAGTTGTAACCTTACCATTTAATACAGCCATAGCTGCTTTCTTCATCTGTTCATAAAGTTTTTTCTGTGCAGGTGTCAATGTAATGTGACGTTTAATAAAGTTCTTTGGTGGTAGGTCTAAGCAATCTTCTTTCAATACTCTGTATGAAAAGTTTTTTACAGTTTCTGATAACTCACCAAGATTCTTAAACTCACTAACAACTTGTATAGATCTACCACGTAGATGCATGGTCTTCATCTCTGCATATCTATTACGAAAAGCGTAGTATGATGTAAAGTCCAACAACCACGGATCAAGGAACTCACACTGCGTATACAAATCTAATGGGTTTTTTGTGATAGGAGAACCTGTAAGTATTCTTCTATATCTAGCCTTTTTTCCCAAAGATATAATATTTTTTGTTCTTCTTGCAGTCGGCGTCTTAATTGTTGTTGATTCGTCGATCGCCATTAAACATCGACGAGAGTTTAAAAAACTTTCGGCAAATTTAAATCCTTTCTCTGTGCTAAAAGCCTCTACGTTTTGAATTAATATTCGTAGATCACCACTGTTTTCAAATAATGTATCTAACTTTTCTTGTTGTGTTTTTGTAATGTTTGATTGCCATAATACTAAAGTATTTTCTATATGTGTGGGTAAGTGATTTGGTAATTCCTGTTCATACCATGTTTTAACAACACCTTTAGGTGCTATAATTAAAGCACTATCAACTTTACCTTTATCGTAAAGCATAGCTAAGTTATCAATTAATACTTTTGTTTTACCTGTACCCATTTCCATAAAGTACGCAAAGTTTTCTTTGTTCCAAGATTTTTCTAATGCAGTTAATTGATGTGCATATGGCTTGGTTTTAAATTTATAGTTCATTTTATTTTCTTCTTTCTATTGACATACATATAAAGGATGTTATATGATTTGTCAATAATGTCAGAAAGAAAAGTTTATGTAATACAGGAAATTCCAGGAACGCAAGCAGGCAATCCTAAAATAAATATTATGGGTGCTGCTTCTTATTCTACGTCAGGTAAATTTAATTTTTTATTACCAGAATTTTCTCAGATGATTTTTTCTCCTGGTCCACTTATTTATAAGTTAAGACAAGGTTTAAAAAATTATACAGTTGATGATTACCTTTTACTTACAGGTGATCCGGCTATCATAGGTGTTGCATGTTCTATTGTATCTGATATTACAAACGGTAAATACAATGTATTGAAATGGGATAAACAAGAACGAAAGTATTATCCTATTGAGATTAATCTATACGAGAAAGGAGAAATAGATGACAATTGATTTTGAAAAAGACCAACAAGATGCAATGACT